CGGCTGATGGCTGAGAAACCGGAAATCTCAAAAAGTGTGTGGAACTAAAGCTGGGATACTTACAGGCACATCCGTCGAGTTGGGGCCAAAAACCTGTAACTCACCACGGGCATCAATTGAACGAAACGCGACCACTTTTATCCAGTCTGGTGCGCTGTCATCCAGTGGTAATAATGTGTCGTATTTAAACTGCGGGTATTCAAGGCGGTAAATCTGCGACTCAATATGTGCGGCTTGCTGAACCAGAAATGACAGTGCCGATACGGGGCTGACATCAAATACACGTTGTTTCATGACTGTTTTCCTTTAACCGTTTATGCACCGCTACCAGATGCCGTGGTTGACGCAAAAATACCGTCAACACGGACCTCGCCAATTTCGCCTGCTACCACATCATCTACCCAGCAAACAAAATCCAACTTCACACCGATGCCCCCAGCAGTCAGGCGACCTTGATTATCCCCTCTGGCAGTAATGACAGTGACCGCATCACCCACATTAGCCCCATTAACGCACAGGACAAACATCGGCCCTTTCCGCAGTAAAGACGCGACATGATCCACACCATAACCCACGTCATAATCCGGCGGATTCGTTGGCACGCTATTACTGAATTCCGCCATTGAACGGACGGTAAACCCGATGATCTGTGCTGCCATTGTGGTCGGTGTCACCGGGGCGCAAGAACGAATACCTGCCCCCCGGATCACCGCCCGACCAAATGGCACCATTTCTGTTTCAACGCGGCGGGATATCACTTCGCAAATATCAGTAGTAGAAATTTGCCCTTCGTATGCCTTGTCGCGCCACAGGGTGAAGTCACTCTGCGCAATAGCCATTATTTATCCTCCGGTTGTTTGCCATAACGTTTGTCCAGCCAGGTCTGGCGAACACTGTTACGGACCGACTGAGCATCACCCATTTTGATTTTCGTCATGTCGTGGCCCAAATTGATGATGGAGTCATTAACATCATCTTTATCATCAGGATCGTCGTCATCTTCATTTTCCCGACGCTCTTCTTCCGCATCGAAATACGCCAATACATAGGCATCAGGGGCCTTATCCCACGAAGCGTATTTGCGACATTTGATACCGGCCATATCCAATGCTGAACGTTTAATTTTCAGCGGTTCAACAGAGTCACAAATGAAATCCACACCCGCTATCTTGATGGCAGAGTCACGGGCAGTGATAACATCTGACAATCGTTTCGCAATGGCAGCGTCAGAAGCTTTTTCTTTTAATTGCGCGATCTCTTCATCTTTTGCGTCAGCTTTGGCTTCAGCCTCTTCCCGTTTCTTTTCCGCTTCATCTTTGGCGACTTTAGCCTTCTCCTTACCCTCTTCCGCATCTATGACACGTGTTTTCAGCGCATCAATAGAAGATTGGATCAGTTGCTGGGTTGCTTCATCCGCAACCTCCACACGTGCACCGGCATCCAACAGAACTTTAAACATGGGGTTCACTCCCTCTGGTTTGCGATCAAATAACCGCGCCAGATGTCCGGCTCTGGCCTGATCACACAGCGCGATATGGTTAATGGTGATGGTGCGTTGAATAAATTCGTAAGCAGTACCACAGGGTGCGATACCCGGTGCATGTTGATATTCAGAGGTATAACCGGCTGATAGCTCCTCTTTCTCTTGATTGATTTCATCAATGGCGTATTGATCTTTGATAAGAAGATCGACAACCACATAGTCAGCATCCTCAACATCCTGTCGGCCCGGAGAGATGACGTGCCCCACCGTCACCTGTCTGAACGTTTGGGCATTTACCAGATCATCAGGGTGATCAATCGTGATATCTGCATTGTCGTAACTGGCCAGACTCGCAGGGGAAAAAACTTCTTCTTGAGGACGGTAGACATTCACAATTTGACCGGGTGGCCGATCCGTTAATCCCAGTTCAGAGGCGAGATACTGCTGTACACCGACGCGGGCAACCCGCCCGGGGACTTTTAAATAGCCCTCAGCAGTGATTTCTCGTTGGGAATTAATCGGAAAGGACACACGGTCACGTACCGTGATCCGCATAATAAATCCTGTTAGTAATCAATATCTTTAAGTTGGGGTATCGCGTGACAGCGGCACCCTACATGTGCTTTGCCGGGGAATAACCCTGTTTCTCCGTTGTAGGCTGCACCCCGTAACCAGAGATAAACCCCTACGCCATAACCCACATCAGCGCGGGCAATTTCAAAACATTTGATTCTGGCCCGGGGATATTTACCCGCAGGGTTACCAGATACGCGTACATCTTGCGACGTAGACCAGCGAAAACGGACTATCCCTGCGTTCACCTGCCGTGTATACGTAATATCACTACGAATTTTGGCAGTTTGGTCGAGGGAAATAAGATGTGATCGCTGATAGGTGGCACCGGTAACCTTCTGGATATTCCTGACCATCGTTGTCAGAGAATCACCTCGCATAATGCTGTCCATAACTTCCCGCTGAATATCATCGAAATAATCGGAGGACAGTGATTTGATCAGTGCAACATTGTTTTCCACCGATGCATCGAAATAATCGACCAATGACTCATTAACCATGAGTGAGGTCATATCGATACCGATGGCGCGATTAATTTGCTCGACAAATGCCGCTGAACTTTCAGACTCAGCCAGACTAACGACGCGCTGCGCTAATCGGTCAATCTGTCTGCCGAAAGTAGACGTATAAAACTTCTCCGATGCCTGCCTGATCGCCTGTTTGATGATATCGATCAGATAACTGTCGGCGGTGTAATTACGGCGTAACACAGGGATTAATACTTCATCCACGGATTGGGCCATTAACCGGACAATGTCACGTAACCGAGCACGATAATAGTATTCGGTTTCATTCGTCTGTTTAATTGGTCGGATGGGGGCTCTGCGATGTGGTGGGATCTGTTTTATCAGCGTCTGAAGTGTTGCCAAGCCTGAACTGATAATCACCTTGTCGTTCGGCGGCCTCGTCATCGGCAAGTCGGGTAATATCATTTTCGTCAATGCCATAAACCCCTTGCTCCATCAATTTACGGGCTACCTGCGATGGCAATACCACTCTCTGCCCAAGGCGAATTTCATCAGCCTGAGCATCTGCCAGCCGTTGTGTCGAAATTTCGGTATCCGTGGGTTGAGACAATGGCGCAAAGGTAAAATCCAGATGATCCGGCATCGTCCCCAGTGCTGAACGGACAAACACCTGATCCAGTCTTTTCAAAAATGGTCGGTATTTCGCTTCCTGATCCCCCTTGATAGTGCTGAAATAATTGTTCTGATCACCTTGCCCGGAGTCGCCCAGCCCTTTTGCCTGCACGCCGAACAATCGGGTCATGGGAATACCTGATGCGCCGGATGTCCATTCCATCAGGGCAGCCAGTACTTCCCCCAGACCACCAAAGGATATCTGTTTGCGATCCAGTACCTCATCGGTATCCAACAAAGCTAGCCGGAAGAGTGATTTCATCATGCCAAAAATGTGATAACGCTTTGCTATCGCCTCATCCATATCACCAGAAGAAAGATCATTCGCCAGATTCTTACGGTTTATGGTGTCGATATTGGCTTCCATAATCAGTGAGGAAATCCCCCCTTTGGCCGCAACTGCATCTTTCACGTCTTCAAGGCAACGTCTTAACCGGCTGTCATCCCAACCACCATTGATCATGCGTAACCGCATTGGTAACGCTGCGCCGGGTGCTCGAACAAAATGGCTGAAATGAATGAGCTGTTGACCACCGTTAACCCGATAATAATCTGGCTGCATAAAATTCTCAGCGAGAGGATCGGACACGTTATATCGCTGACCGTTGATCAACATACGGTCTAAAACCAAAAGACGCTTCAATGAGCCTTTTTTTATTTTATCCACCTTAAGTGGACGAGAGAGATCCTGATCAGTCAGCATCAAGACACCCGCACCACCGTATAACCCAGCCCATTTAAAGGCTTCCTGTGTCACACACTTAATATTGAAATGATTTTCAACATCACGCAGTATTGAGGCATCATCAGATGGAAATGTCCGCCACTCACGGGTGGCGTCATCTACCGGGATATCGATGATTGAACGGGCGATCCAGTTTTCTGTATACGCCGCTTCCAGTTCGGTAAAGTCCTGCATCACTCCATACATAAATCGGCTGTACATGCGCCGGTCACGGTCGGTCCCCATACCTGTCATTACATTCGCCAGACCATCAGCTGTCAGGCGAATACGGGGTTTACCGCTAAAATCCAGTTTTTTACTCATCGTTAAACCCACTTGTCGTAACTGATGCTGCCACCAGCAATTAATTCGATCTCTATCGAGTCCATGATTGTGTCGAGAATGTCGTCGTTTTTGTGACTGTCATCAGCCGAGAAATCGGCACATTCAGTCAGTGCAGGCATGACCCAATCAGTGGCGGCAGCAACAGTGCCATCCCAGTAATAAACCTGCGGGATTTTTTGGCCGTCATCAGTCATTAGTGCCGGAAGATAGACACAGCCAGTTTTCATCTGCGGGATGGTATTCAAGCAGCGGATCAGTTTGTTCTGGCCTGAACCACGGGGAATGGTCAGAACCGGAATGCTTTTACGTTTTACCAACGTAGTAATCAGACCTTGACCGGCCTGCTTATCCTCGATACCCATATGGCGTAATGGCGCAGGGCGTTTGGGATTATAAGGCCGCCACTTCTCCCATAGATCCTGGGCGGTGGTCAGTAAATCTTCCGGGTCCCACCGGCCACGTACACTGTCGATAATGTAGAGATTGCTATCAACGCCCATTCCCACCAGCGTAAAGACGGTGTAGTCGTTGTAATCTTCAATTTTTCCGGAGTTGGTATCGACATAAACCGCCCGATGACTCAGCGGCGGTAAATGGGTGTAGCGCTTAAACCAGTCAGTATCGATTAACCCGCCTGTCAGTGCGCGTGGTCGCTGCATATACTGCGACATAAAAGTGTATTCGTCGCTTTCCCACAGGCGCAGCAAATCACCGATATCTTCATTTACCGGCCAGTAGGACCAGTAACTTACGCCGCTAACCACCACACTTTCAGTATGTTTAACCGAGAGCCAACATTGAGAGCGCCACGGCTCCGGCAGTGTATCTATGTACTCTTCACTGAGCAGAGCCGGAATGGTGATATGGTGAAAATCTATCCCCATTTTGCCGGAAAGCATAAAGCCGGTAGCATCGTCGGTATGCAACCGCTGCTGAATAGAGACGAACGGTGTCGGGTGCGCTTTGCTTTTATCGCCGCGCCGTGAGCGGATGGTATTCACCAATAAACGGTTAGCGCTGGTCCGTTTCGTCGCCGAAAACATATCATCGGGTTTGTTGTAATCATCCAGCCCGACAAAACCGGAGAAATCCGGTCCCGGATAACCCGCACGGCTACCGGTTAATTGGCCACCACTGGAGCGGGAGACCGTCTGCCCCACCGTCCGACCTCGGCTATTAACGATTTCCCATTCTTCCGCCTGATTCACCCCAAAGCGGCAAGGCCATAATGACTGGTATTCAGGGCTGGCGATAATATCGCGGGTGCGGCGGCTATTACGCTTTACCAGCGTATCGGCAAACGACACATTGAGATTACGAAAACGCGGTAACTTGCCCGCCTGCACCAACATATTGATATAGGCAGGCAGATGAACCGAAATGAATTCTGTTTTAGTCCCACCGGGTGGCACGTTAACAATCAGATTGCGCGGTTGCAGACGGTTATTAACCAGGTCATCCAGCGTCGAGGCCATCATTTTATGATGCCAGTTCACCAACAGCCGATCACTCTGCAACAGCTCAAACCAGATACGGGTAAAGTTGAGAAACGATTTCTCAGATCGGGATTTCAGGGCGACACGCGACGGGAAATCCAGATTTTCCCATTCGAGAATATCGCTCATGTGGTGATCCTGCTATCGCGCCATGTTTGGGTGATTTATCGCCATTATTCCCCTTGCACTTTTTGCCCGATAGGGACAAAATGACATTTGTAATTACAGATGTCATTACGTAAGTGAGGTTCAAATATGGGTAATATTAATATTCGCATTGATGATGACTTAAAAGATCGTTCTTATGCGGTACTGGAAAAACTGGGCGTCACCCCCTCTGATTTACTGCGCCAGACGCTGGAATATGTGGCACAAAGTGGCAAACTGCCCTTTAAATCCGTGTTGCTGACTGATGAAGATCAAGCATTGGTCGCCGTAGTCAGAGAACGTTTAGCCAATCCACAACCGGTCAGGGTGTCACTGGATGACTTATAATCTTGATTTTGATCGCCGGGCGCTGAAGGAATGGCATAAGCTCGGCGATACCGTACGTCAGCAATTTAAGAAAAAGCTGCTCGAAGTGATTAAAAATCCACGCGTTGAAGCCAATAAACTGCGCGACTTGCCTGATTGCTACAAAATAAAACTACGCAGCGCCGGATACCGCCTGATTTATCAGGTGCAAGACGAAAAAATCACGGTTTTTGTGGTTGCCGTGGGTAAACGGGATCGTGAAGAAGCCTACAGTGAAGCTGGCAAGCGCGTCTGATTGTCAGTATTCAATCCAACCCCGGCAATTTACCCTCTAACATCTGCTGAGCGTTCGAATAATCTTCTGGCTTGTAATTCACCTGGTTAATGGCACCACCATCAGGGCCGCTGATTTCGGTTTTATTTTTCAGCATACCCAAATGCTGCCCAACCATTTTTAACGCGTCGTCCTGATTACGGGTAATGACCTCTAAGCCAAACTTACCTTGCTTAACACCAGCATAAAGACGACGGGCTGAAACCGATAAATCACGCGAATCATGAAAATGTGCCCTGCCTTGTCCCTCCCCATTACAACGTGGACAATCCGGATTGGGATCGAGCGTGCTGTCAAAACCATAACCGCCATCATCCAGTGGCGCAGGTTTTCCGTTATTGGTTCTTTTCTCTGATTCTTCCTGATATTCCTGCTCGTTAATCCACTGGTATTTATTTTCAATGCCCCAACAGTGACGGCAGCATAAACGGCGAAACTCTGAAATTTCGTTGGCGTTGGCTGTTGCAATATCCCACCACCAGCTTAAAACAGCATCCTGCGTGATATGTGTCCTTCTTTCTCTTGCCGCCATGGTATCGTGTATGGCTTTGTTTACTGATACGTGACGATACAGTCGACGGGCAGCAGCGGCACCGGTTAATCCCTTACATTTATATCCGGCCCGTTTATAAGCAGCCGTTTTATCTAAATCAATTAAATATTCACTGACGAATTTTGCCTGCATATCGTTAAGCCCATATCTACGGGCAATAGAGCAGCTTTCTTCAATTTGATTTTCATTTGGTGAGCAATTTGCATCAATTTGGTTTTCAATTGGAGAAATTAATTTTTTAGTCTTGGTTCGCAGGTTCGCACAGGAATTATGCGAACCTGTTTTGCGAACCTTTTCGGGCTTAGGCCAACTGTCGGCTTTAGCCTTCTTCCGTATTGCTGTATCACTTACATCGTACTTTTTAGCTAATGCACGAACAGAGAGCAGCCCGGTACAGTATTCGCGCTTTATCGCTCCCCAATCCGGTTTTTTCATTTTTTACTCACATTTTGGTTTTAAATATTCCAGCAAGAAAATCATGGCTCGCGTGTCGCCTTTCTTGGCTTTGATAAAAAGCGAATTTGACAGGTCGGCTATCCCTTTAGCCTTTCCCCGGCGTACTGTCAGTCGGTAAAGTGAAATAGCAGGTTTGTCTCTTCGTAACTTATCAATATCTATATCCAGTGTGTCAGCTATCTGTTGTTCCGTTAATCCACGCCCAGCCAATGCCTCGACCTTATCAAGTATCGGCTTATCCATCGTCATACCCTCTTTGGATAGGGTTTATGACGTGATAGCAGAATTTTTTTCATTTTCTTGTCAAGGGGCATCAGGTATTTATGCTTTCCTGCTGTCTTGAACTCTTGGGCGTTGGGGTCTAAATACTGTCGGATTGATTCAAGACTTTGCTTTACCCCTTTGGCAAAAATGCTGCGCGGGTGAGTTTTCTTACCTTTGATAATGAACGCCCCCACTGTTCCGGCACCAAATAGCCCCTCATATATCCAATTGGTGGCCTGATAAATTCCGCCATGATGATTTTGATCTTTATCTGCATAGGAGACGATTAGTCGCAGACCGGGGCAAACATCAGCAAGAAATTTAATCGCTTTTGCCAATATCTGACTAACTGGCGATATGTGCTGACGTAATGCCACACGGGTAAGTTCGCACACTTGATCCTGCTGCAAACTGTAAGGCTGCCCAATATGGTTATTGGCACCGCGGCTAAAAATAACGACACCAATAAATTTCCCATCTTCCCACGCACCCACTTTTACCAATTTTCCCACTGGTACCGCTTTGGCATAATGCCAGTTAAGGCAGGCAAAGCTGGCAGCCTGATGAGTCGCCCAATCCACCGTGAGTGTTGTCATAGAACACCCCCACAGTGTGGGCAGAGCTTGGCATCCAGATGATCGAGCTTTCCCTGATCATCTTCGTTACCAGGCAGAAAATCGAGATTCAACATTTGATCGATTTCATCAGACAAAAATCCGGTTAGGCCAAGGTCAAAATTTTCTGCCAATAAATCACTTAATTCCAACGTTAGGAAGTCCAAATCCCATCCGGCATTCAACGACAATTTATTGTCAGCAATACGATAGGCTTTTTTCTCTGATTTTGTTAAACCACATAACGTGATTGTGGGTACATCTTCAATACAACACTGCTCTGCAGCCAGTAAACGGCCATGACCTGCGATAACCTCCCCTTGCTCATCAATCAAAACCGGATTCGTCCACCCAAATTGTTTGATACTCGCGGCAATTTCATCTACCTGATCCGCTGAGTGTGTTCGTGGGTTATTTGCATAGCCCATCAGCAAAGTGAGAGGCTTGTAGAGTATCTCCAATTTTCTGTGATTTTTTTCTATGGCCATGGTGTATGTTCCAACTAAAATGACCCTGCTCTCGAGAGCAAGTGGGCCTTGGTTCGTACTCATGACCGATCCTGTGGGTATGAATGGCCGTTAGTAGCTACAACTACCAGCGGTCGCCCACCTTCCTAAATAAAAAAAAACCACCAGCAACCATGCTCAGGGTGAGCGGAAAGTGTCACTGATGGCTTTGCTTGCGCATTATCAATGGTACTCAGTGAATGCCATCTGTAATGCCATTATTTTGCACAAAGATATCAAACAATCCCGGCATGCAGATTTGATGACATCCCAATCTAGTTTGGTCTTTATTATTTCTCGTCAATAAAGTTAAATCATCGATGCCCGATACTAATAATTCAAAAACGCTTACGTGACATTCAAATCGATAAGGCACTCGCAATAGGACATATCTTGTTTGTCGGTGAATAACATATTTTCTCATTTATAAAGGAAGTTTTATGTCTAATACTGCTCGCATGCCAAAATTTAAGATCGGCGATATTGTTTATCTGGTTACCGGCGGCCCAAGCATGTCGATATCAGAAGCATTGAACGAACACAAAAATGGCTCAAGGGATTTCCATGGGAACTACAAATGCCAATGGTTTGCAGGTAAAAAACTAGACCAAGGTTTATTCCCAGAAGAATCTCTGACCCCAACAAACCCAAAGCCTTAAACCCAAACGCTCCTGAGGTATCTGTTACTGATATTTCTTCCTGGATGATGGCTATTCTTAAAAAAGATGGCTGCCTATATCAGCAAAATGTAGTCGATTACCTTGTGAAAGCTGATAACGAGCAGCACCTGAAAGAAAATGCAGATGGAAACCAAGTCCTATCAACGAAAGTCATCAATAAGTTCAGGGTTGATAGTGGTGAAGATGTTGTTTGGGTAAAACCTGATAAATACTGGCGTTATCGCGTCGCAGAAGATGAGGATGGCCGCGAAGCTAGGGGATAACCTCAGGCCACACAGGTGGCCTGAGGTTATTGACAAAGTGCCCGCGACGGAGAGAACAGGCAGATCGTAAAGACGCCGTAAATACATCCATGTAGGCTCGAGCCGCGCCATCCTTGGCGCGGACGCTTTACTCCTCTGCCTCCTCACCGTTCAAGATCGAGTCATCGGGGTTTGTCAGCAGTCTGAGGCCACACAGGTGGCCTTTGATTTTCATTCAGAACTTAATCTGATTCTCATAGATAAAACTGCTAATGACTTCGTATCGGCTAGCGTACTTATCAGCGATATCCTCCAGATATTCACTAGGCTTATTATTACCGTGATATTTAACTATGTATTCTTTCACCTTATCAGGATCAATTAGAGTATCGTTTTCTAAAATCAACCTATAGATAGCCTTGTAAAAACGCTCATCATCTTTTGGGTGGTATGAATTCCATGTGGGAATCTTTAACCAGGCATCAAGAGCAGATAAATTTAGCATTACACCCCCTATTGTTCATATTGAAGCCGAAGTGGCAACCCAATAATCCCATCACATAGAGTTTTCACCAAATTTTAGCGTCAATAAAAAACTGGTCGGATGGACTGCCCCCATAAAGTTGAGCAGCTTATATCCGGCGGTAGCATTTTTACAGTGAGATGGGGAGCTTATCTTCATCAACTCCCTCATCGCGCATTTCTTGTCTTAAATTAGCGATTTGTTCCAATTCTTCATTGGAAGGATAATTGTCAGACAGATACACAGCAAACTCGTAGACAGGAGGAGGATTGAACGTGATTACCGTATAGCCAACTTCTCTAAGAAGTTGAGGGACGATTCCATAAGATGGCCTCATACCATTGAACCAGTAACACCCATTTCTCTCTATTCCCTGCACTGCTTTTGCAGCATGCAACTTGTACATCCAAGCATCTTCGTTATCCATTTATACCTCACCACTTTGTAGTCATAAGGTAATGTTACCATGGAATTTACCAACACCATCCGAGCCGATGGCACAATCAAACCACCTGAGAAAGACTATTCCTATGAAGACCCGATAAAACTCGATATTTATATCTGTTTTAATTGAAATTTTCACTTACCCACTACAATAGATAAATCAAAAAACACCTTTAAATATTGGAGTGACGCATAAAATTTATAATCAAACTACTATTAGGCATTGAAGACTTATCATCGTTAAATATCATTCTGAAAACTATCTATCATTTGGTTCAATATTACTTCCCTCTCCCTCCAACCGCTTAATACGCTCATATGACAGAAGCCACCACGCTGGTGCAGTTGCTCAAATGAATGATCATGACCTTGAGCGTTGTATCCCTTGTAGGCTTGCCGCGCATATTTAGCATCGGTCTTAGTCGCTATAGGCTTTTTGAACTGGTACTTTCACTTTGCCTTCCTCTTATTCTGCCGCCACCCAATAACCTCATCGAGCCGCCCCTTACAGATCCGCAGCTCACGTTTTAAAGCCAGCGCATACAACCCGCTATCACCCCACGTAGTACCGACGAACTCCGGCACTTCACATTCAATTAATGCAGATTCTGACGGTAGCAATACAGGGCAGGTAACTGCCGGCCGTGGTACCGACTTATTCGCGCAGGATGTTAATGCTAGCGTCAGGCATGCGCTGAATAGCACACTTATCATCTGACGCCGCCGCCAGAAACCGCTTAAGCCGGTCTTCACTTTCATTGCGTAGTTTCCTTTCGCTCTCTAGCTGACGGGCTGTGGCTGTACGGTTGGCGGCTTCATTCACCTGGTATGCATCGATGATGTTGCCCAATGCCGTGTTTGTGGCTTGCTCGGCCACCAGCTTCGCTTCCGTTTTTTTGACCTGATTTGAGAGGCGATAACTGTTAAAGAACAAAGCCGACACAATAACCACCAGCAAAGCAATGACTATTCCAATGGATTTATTCATCCAGCCCCCAGCACGTCAGTTCGCTTTCCTGTGCGCGGCGCTCTATCTGTCCGTAGCAATTATTGGACCGGATATTGCAGTCTTTACCACCGTCACGAACCCATCGCTTGATTTCAGCACAGGCCCCCTTTTGGTCACCGGCATTAAGCTTTCGGTAAAAAGTGGAAGTAAAACATTTACCAAGTCCAATGTTATAAGGGCAAAATGATGCAATGCCCGCCTTTTGTGGTTCTGTCAATGTGACTTGAACATTTTGCTCTACCCACGCTAGTGCATTATCAGCTTCCAGTTTATTCACCTCACTACACTTCTCTGCTGTCAGCCTCATTCCTTTCATTACCGGCTTACCATCAACTCGCGTGACGCCACGGCAAATAGTCCAGATATTCTTTCCGTCCAGATAAGCCGTCAGCCTGTTGCCTTCTTTTTCATCCAGAAACTGGCTAAGAATGATTGATGCTGGAACACCCGCGATAACAAGACCAAGAACAGCGGCGCTAATTTTAGTTTTAGTCGATGCCATTATTCACCGTCCTGTTTATATCCGTGCCGCCGGTCCCATATCTTCACACCCGCATTCAACAAAAATGTCAGGACCATAAAAAGCAAGGAGCCAAGTACACCAATTACCGTCCATTCATCAGGGGTAAATCTTGCTATTAACTCCTTAACCCAAAAAATGAAACTACTGCCAGATACGGTATAGGAGACCGCTGTAGTGATATTACCTATTCTCATCGTCTCCCTCCCTGAAGGATAGGTTTTTACAACACACAGAATAACCACAGTAAATATGAAAGCATTATTGTACTGCGCTTAGTTTTGTCAGCATTTGACGGAAAGTCTAAATTTAGGCTATATTCAGACTCTCATAGAACCCTGTAAGTCACACTGTCGGGGCTGTAACCTGATAGATATTTAACGCTTCCGACCTCACGATGTCTGTATGAAGCGTATACACGTAGCCTTCATGATTTTTATAGCGGAATGAATCGCCTTTTGACGCAGGAGTCGCCGATGAGAGTAGAAACAATTAGTTTTTTGAAAAAACACGCAGCTTCACTGGAGCTATCAGAACCCATTTTAGTCACTCAAAATGGAGTGCCCGCTTATGTCATCGAATCTTACGAGGAAAGAAAGCAGCGAGATGATGCTATCGCATTACTCAAACTGCTTACGATTTCAGAAAAAGACAAAGCAGAAGGCCGTGTTTACACTCGCGACCAATTATTGGCAAATATTTAGCTTGTTACTAACAGGAGGCACAAATGATAACTCCCCCGACAAGCCATACAGCCAATATCGAATACACAGAAACCGCGCTTTCGTGCATAAAAAGAATTGCAAGTTTCCTAACTCAGGTAAATGTTGAGCCAAAGCCAATTTTAGACGCGGCATTAAAAGAGTTTGAAGCCAGAGTGAGTACTTTTCCTGAAAGTTGCCAAATCGCGCCCCAACTCCTATCCATTGGTTGCGCAAAATATCGTGAATGCAACACGAAGAATGGATATCGCATTATCTACAGTGTCAGTGCCACGCTTGATGAAATCACATGTCATGCGATCCTCCGCCAAAAACAGGATCTACAGGGCTTGCTTTTTTCACGTATTATCGAGCGATAAAAAATATAAAGTATCTAAAAACAATAAGTTAAATCTATATTGTTATAAGTGAATTAATCAAAATATCTCGCGTAATATTCTTTGTATTAGCCTATCACTACTGACCGTATAACCATTATTATCACACTAGCGGGTAAAATTCGTAACGAATAGCTTTTTTATGTAATTTTTTCAATTTCAGATTTATGTGTCCATTCATCCATTTCTAATTTTGCCCCGGACATAATCAGGCAGGCATCCACGAAGGTTTCAGCCATCATGAGTTTAAGCCTGATTTTTCCCTCTGAGCACTTCTGTTTTCGCGCGATGGCCGACTTCGAAATACCTTTTTTGTAATGCTGCTCAATCAGAGCATAGTCTTCATCACGGCCAACTTTTTTTAAGCTCCCTACAGCAGCATCGACTACCAGACCATCACTATCACAGCACGACAGACGTGATTTTGACGTATTCGGCAATACCCCTTTAAACCCGGCAGCAATGTGAGAATAATCAACACCGCTATATTCATTCGCCGCCCACCCTCCCCAGCGCTCCAGAACCAGTTGAATATCACGTCCTCTTTTTCCACATTGCTGTGCTGAATTATTGTTCACCGGGTTCATAGCTTACCCTCCTGCCTCAACACAGCCTGTGTGCGCATAACACCTTCTGCGTGGTACAGTCGGACTGTCTCCCTATCAATAAAACGGGTACGCCGGTCACATTCGTTATGACAAGCACTGCATCCCCATGCTGCCTGCGCATCAGATGGTTTTATTCCCGTACCGCATGTACCAGCAAGCCGATAATGAGTAAGTACCACCGTTTCAATATCGCTATTGCATATTCCAGGTATACGGATCTGGCACTCACGCCCTCTCGCCTCTTCACGTAAATTAGCCATAGTTCCCCCTAAGCCGCATAACTCATGAGTTGACTGGCGGCATTTTCCACCTCAAATGGATTATTGAAGGATTTACTGAGAATGAAAGTCCACAGAACATTCAGTGTTGATTTGTATAAATCGTTGAATTCCAGCTCGTCCATTTTCGCGAATGAAATAGAGCGAGGTTCACGCAGCGTTGAGCCGTCCGGTAATTCGAACAGGTCATAATGGCCAGATTCGACAGTCACCCAACGGCGGAAAGCATGAAATGATTTTGCAGTAGATAAGTTCGCTGCCCGCTTACCGGCCACCAGCGCCAGATAATCGTCAGCTATCTCATGAAGTACGCCCTCATTCCCAACATAGGAAATAAGTTGGCTTACATAGCCACGCAGGAATTTAAGTTCGAATGGTGATATTGCCCCGCCCTTTGGCTCCCAATATTCAAAGCCAAGGTTGAGCAACGAGAAGAATTTACGGTGAAATGGTGCATTACGCACACGTTTAAATTCGCCAGTGACAATAGTCCCCAACTTGGTGTTTTTGACAAAATCCTCAGCATCCGGCGTGGCCGGTACTAAGATCCCACCTGTTGATTTAGTAAAACTATACTGTGCCATGTCCACACCCCCCGGATATATAGCACAGCAGTACGACGTTTAGGTTTTCGGGTGTTCAGCCCGAACTACATTTTATAAAGTCAATGAAAATTTATCCACTAAATTTAACCTGCCTTTTTTAGGAAGTCCTTGCTTTGGAAAGCTAAAAAAAGAACACGAGATAACTCGCCCATGATTCCTAAGGTAAGACCATAAAATATTTGATACTCACTTTCTTCTATAGTGTTTTTATCAGCACCATGAGCTATGCCATTGCGTTTATTCTTGAGTCTTGAAAGTGGCCCAATAATACTATCTAAAGCTTTATGCGACAAACCAACTTGGTAAAGTAATTTTTCTAAAACTTCTCGCCCAATATTATTTTCAGTATTGATGTAGCTATCTTTAATTTTTATTTCGGCATGAAAAAAGTCGCTAATTTTATCAAAAAACTCCTCATGCAAACAAAGCCTCTGAATATGAGAATCACTTTGTGATTTTTTATTAAACACTCTACTTTTCGCATCAGGATTTGTCAGTCTCATAAAATCAACATGGTATACAGCGGCAGCTAGAATAGGCTTAACCTGCTCACACTTTAGCTTCATTCTATTAATTCCATCTACATACAAACTAAACGAGAACTTAACAAACCCTTCAATATGTGCATATAGAAGACAAATAATAGCACGTCTTATTTTATTTTTATCTTGTTCAGATTGAAGTTCAGAAAGAATATTATGCATAGATCTAATCTCATCTTCCCGCCATAATTTTTCTAGTTCAAGTTGTTCTAAGAAATTTTCAGCGTTCATGAAAAAACCTCCACAAAAAATTTCTCTGCAATTTCAACTCTCTTTTTCAGTAGCCCAGAAGAGTTTTTCCCTCCCCCTGTGGTTTCTGCTTTAAATTGTTCATCTTTCTTTAGATTAATAATCGCTTTTGCGAATTTATCTATATGTTCATCATTGTCTAATTCAATAGCATTTATCACACTCTGAACACCAATAGCTATTGACTCAAAATGATAAATACCAAAATTTGACTGTAAAGTATCATCTTTACCAATTCGTCCGAATATTTTATCTGAATGTGCTTTATTAAATAATTTAAAAACTTTTAGAAAATTACTTTCATTATCAATAAAATCAAATTCAATGCTACCATCAGATACCCCTTCCATATATTCCGTCATGAAATCAGAGACATCGTGCTTAAATTCAGCTCTATAATTTTTGAAAGAGAAATATCTCAAAACCAATTCAATATCATAAGAACCAAATTTTTGTAAATCTGTAATATTTGAAATGCAAATAGCGAAATCTGGGCTCCTCGAAAGGTTGATAATAAAATCATTAAATCTGGGATCTAGCATTCTTATAGTACAGTTTCTTATTTGCTGATCTGTTAGTGCCTCTCCCCCTGTATTTAATCTTTTAAACATATGATATTTAAATTTATTATCACTACCTTTACGCACAACTTCCACCCGGACAAAAGCTCGTTTTAACTTAATTTTTAATGCAATAGGTAAGTCATCAAACTTTAATCCATTCAATGACTTAACAATATCACAATCAATTAGAGTTAGCGTGTTTGGCTTACTTATCCCCATGTGAGGTGCATCTAACTCTCCTCTAAGATGTAAATAAGATGAAAATCGCTGCAACCCATCTATTAGTTGATAAACACCGGAGTCCGTTTCGACCACATATATTGGTGGCACTGGCATCTCTAAAATTAAAGACTCTATAAATCTAGATCTAGCCCCTTCCGACCATCGGAATAAACGTTGATAGTCTGGACTTATATCAAGCTCTCTATTTTCATACATGTTTAGAAGTTCATTAAAAGAAAGATCAAGACTCTGCGTATGTACTTTGTCAATTTGCTTTTCAATATCTGCTAATAAATTCTCAACGTTCATATTCTCATCCTCTTGAAAAAATCAAAACCGACTCTATTGCTGGAGTTTTATCTCTATACTTTTTCGAAACTTTATTAATATTTGCCATATTTATTTTTGTATCGAAATCCAACTTATTTACTAAGTAAAACCCACAGGAAACTGCCATTTCGTTAATGATTTCTGGTAAATTACAGTATATTTCTTTATAAAAAGAATCCTGCACTACACAAACAAACTTTCCTGATGTACGAACAACTCTACTTAACTCACTAATTGAAGATTTCATATCATAAAAATATTGATGAAGATTTTTATGATAGTATGTTGCCGAAGAAATTGAACTATGATTATAAACATCATTCAAAAATGAAGAGCATAACTCTCCGAATAGTTCACTTTTTATAGGCATCTTATCTATCGTTGTTCTGCCTATCAAACTCCGTCTCGTATTCTCAATTTCATTTGGCATATAGCCAAATAGAATTGCTAATTCTGGTGATGTGGCAATTCCATAATCTATTCTAGTACAATAAGGTGGTGAAGTTATAATAAGGTCAATGCTACCATCATTTAAAGGCAGTTTCTTTGAATCTGAACATAATATTTCCACACGGCTATTATCAAAGTTTGGTAGTGTCGTTTCTAACATTTCAGCCAAAAAATCCAATATTAGCGACTTTATCATTTTAGCAGGAATATTTATTTTTTTACTAGGATCCTTTGTTTTTTTAATCCATGTTGGGTTTGATGCAATAAATTTTGAAATGAAAACCCTAGTGGAGTTAAACAGCGACAAATAAGAAACACATGATACATTGTCGAATGAATTTAACTTATCATCGACTGACTTAAAAAAGCCACCAGATATATAACAATCAATATAACGTAAGTATGAAGCTGTGGGCTTATCAAACCAATTAAGTAAATAATCATCACAATCTATAGATATAGGGTTACTATTAATTCTTAAATATTTTAATCTCTTTATTGCTAATAATACATCATTTCTACTCGAAAACTTAGAGCGCGCTACAACAAACATTGGTGGATTCAAATCTATCCCGATAGTATTATGACCTTCCAAGGCTGCTGCATACGTTGTAGCGCCAGAGCCGTTCCATGGATCAAGAACAGTCACTTTCTCTGATAAAGATAGCGAATTTATAACATCCCTTACAAAAGTATGAGAAAAACCAGCATAATAATTATACCATGATGCTCGTTTTTCCTTTTCTCCCGCCCGTTTGGGGCTTTTTATATCTAGATAGTTCACAAATACCACACAAAAGTCAAAATAACATGCGTTGCATAAAATACATAACTGAAGACTTATACCTAAGTCAAGCTTAAGATGATAGCACTAACAAACGATCTGTACATTTCTTTCATCATTCTGAGCATCAACTACTAACAGATGTAAAAATATCACATTAGTCACATCACATCTCCACAATCGCGCATTAGAAAACAGATAATTTTATATTTCGAAGTTATCTTTATTAAAAATAGCAAATTAAGTATAATAAATATTACTTTATAGTTTAAAGGAAATATTGGGGATAATTTAAAGTGTTTTACTGTAATCATATAAAAATATAAATTATTTGACATTTTCTCTCCGGTCACGCCAGTAATTTAAGCGTTCTTTAAAAAATGCCCGATAATCTACCGGTACCCGTTCAATCGCTTCCAGTACGTGGGCGCGGTTGGTCCTGCGTTCGTACAGGTCTTTGATTAAGCCGCTGGCTATCAAATCAAGATTCAGTTTTTCCTGGCACTCTTTAGGCCAACGAGAAATATTGAACGGAAGTCCGGGGGGAAGGTAGCCCGATTGCCCGTCCATGGTTACACCCTGAATTCAACAACCGGAGATTTTTCATTGATGGTCCGCATGGTCTTACCTCTTCGCGTTTCAACGCGGGTCAGGTGCGATTAAAAATTTGCTGTCGAATACCGTTTTTCTCTGACAGGGAGCTTCATTGCCTCTTTTGACATGCGGCTGGCTTCTCTGGCCACCAACTGGTCAACGGCTAGAAAGTGACCGTTTTGGAACTCCTGATAAACGGTACCGTATTCACCAAATCTGTTTTTAGTTACGATAGCTTCAGCAAATCTTGCAGCCGGGCTATCGGGGTTATAAATGGCCTCCCGATACAACATGATGATGCTGTCAGCATCCTGTTCAATTGAACCTGAATCTCTCAAGTCGGAATTGATTGGTCTCCGATTACCCAGTGGCCTTTCATCCACTTTTCGCGATAACTGGCTAAGAGCAAAAATGGGGGTATTTATTCGACCAGCCAGCGTTTTTAACCTGCGTGAAATTATTCCAAGAGACAGATCATTACGCTCCGCTTTTGGCTTGGTGATCAAACCAAGATAGTCAACCATCACCATCCGTAGTTTTGGATACCGGCGTTTGTGTGTTTCTGCAATGGCCCAAATTTGATCTATGGTCAACTCACTGGCATCTACAATCCAAATATCTCGCCCATTTAATGCCTGTAGCGCAGTATTAATGCGCTCCCAATCCTCATCGCATAGTGTCTTGGGCGCACGTAATTTTGATACGGGCAAGTTTCCGGCCCCGGCAATAGAGCGTTCGACAATCTGCAAGGAAGCCATTTCCATGCTAAATACCAGAGCGCCACCACCATTTTGTGTCGCTCCCTCAACAATCTTCAGTGCAAACTCCGTTTTACCCATTCCTGGGCGACCTGCAATAACAACCAGATCCTGAGGATTAAACCCTCCCGTTATTGCATCCAGTTCAGCAATCCCACTCTGTAGGTTGATTGAATCAATCTCACCATTCATGCGTTTGCCCAATATGTCGATGTAGCCGGGCAGTAAATCGTTGAGATGTACCGGGATGATACCGCCGCTGTCTGCTGTCATATCGATCAACTGCATTACCGCACTTTGGATCACCTGATCACGTTGCTCCTGATTATTAGCGCCACGAATCCCATCAGCAGCCGTCTGAAATAATGCCGTCATAGACCGGCTGTACCAGGTCTTACGAGCATGTGCCGCATAACCCTTCAGGTTCGCCACATTCCCCGGCATACGGACGATGTCAGATAGCGCAGCCAGACTGGTCCCCCCTAGAGCCTCACTAACAAACAGGACATCAATCATTCCCGTTGTCAGTGCCTGTTTTTTTATTTCTGCATATGCCGAACGGTAGAACCGTATGCTGAAAGCCTCTTCCGGCAACGTGGCAATAACCTCCAATGCATCGGGTGTCGAGCCGCCATACAACAGTCCGGAGAGAATTGCCGCTTCCAGTTCCTGAGGTTTCATAACGCACCATCTCGGGTTTTTCTAAGAACCTCAGGCTTCATCAGATAATCAAAGTTTGCCCGCCAACCTTCCCCACTCGCCCCCCCGAAATAAAACTCTGGAGCCTTATCACGAAAAGTTTCAAAGTAGCTCTGGAATGCATCAAGATCTTTTGTTTTTAGGTATTGGAGCAATTCACAGATAGTGCGTTTACGGTCAGGATCCAGCTCGGCAGGAGGCAGAACATCATCAAAAACGCCATTAAATACAGCGATAACAGAATCACAGTCAATAATTCCAGCAGAGATAGACCATGCTCGGGCATCAGCCAGATAGCCGTCAAAGCGGGTCACACGACAGATATTTGCAGGTTTGGCATATCTCCCGTTACGAGACTTCCACGTGTTTATGACCCAATACGTCACCAACTGCAAATCTTCCAATGTGTATGCGTTTCGTGATTTTGTTGGTGTCAGCAGTGTTTCAAACGGTCTCGGATCTTCACATCGGGTGTGAGTGAGTTCGTTGTAGTATTCCAAAGCCTTTTTAGCATTAGTGAGAATACTCACGTCATCTTTCCCTTTAGGGGTAAGGGGTGTATTTATCTCTGTTGTATTCTCTTGGAACATTTGGTCATTTTGACCACATGGGATTTGGTCATTCTGACCAGTTCCCAATTTGTCATTTTGACCAGATGCATTTGCAGAATTAAGCTGCTCCAACTGGTCATAATTTATTGAATACCACTTCGTTCGATTATACGGCTCATTCAGTAAAACTTTGTGTAACTGCCTGACCGAAATCAGCCTCATTTCCAGCAGATTTGCCAACGTACGTCTGATCGTACTATCAGACCAGAAACCTAATTCATCAGCCCATTCAGCCGCTGATTTATAAAACCACTTACGGGCATCGTGCTGATGATTAGACCGAGATAGCCAATAATGTATTTGTTGGATTAGGATGGCTTCATTAAGGCCAATTTTTTTTGCAAGTGAGGGAAGCACCTGCAGCGGAGGTTCATTAATTAAAAGTTTTGTGCTGTCCATCATTATACCCCCAGCGCTTCTGCTATTTGCCGACAGGCAACCTGATACTCGCGAGGTGAAAGGTTTAGCAGGCGTAATTCAGCTTTTTTTCTCTCATACTGTTCACAAATGCTATTCGCAGCAACCTGACGCCCTTCATATATGGGGACGATGTCTGCCTTAGTCGCTGGTCGCCCATTCAGCCTGAATCCATTGCAATAGGTGATTTTGTCGATAGATGTAAGCATTGGTCTTGCCTCTGTTTCATACGGTGGTCAGCCGGTGGTGATGTGGTCTGATTGCGTGAAGTGCCGCAACAGCGCCCGATATTCGTTGTGACATGTCACCGTCATCTAGCAACACGGAGCTAATTGCTGCGGCGAATTCTTTACTTGCTATCGAGACCAAATAGTTTATGGTTTCGCCATTCACTCTGGCCCGTCGTTCAGCAGGAAGTGCCGCTTTAATCGCGGATGATAACGCCAACACATTTCGCAATGATGCTTTTGAATCCCCGCGTAACCAGCGAAATAACTGCTGTCTGTTGTTATAAATAGATTTCCAGTCAGCGTTGCCCTCTTCGTCCTCAATTTTATGTAAGTGAACGGAGCCTATATCTTCATTAAGTAGGAAAAACATCCGGCTGATCTCTATCGCGACATATTCTTGTCCTCTTTCAGTTGCCCATGCCAGCACCTCAGCTTTAAGGGCTTGAATTTGTTGTTCCACGTTGTATCTCCTGTCGAAATTGATTGTTGATAATCAGATTTGTGTATTAATTTTGATTAAGCTGCTCTGATACATAGCAGGGTCATATCTCAGTTCGCCATGAGTAATACGTTCAATCCTCATTGCCTGTTTCTCAGGGATAATTTCCCCCCAGCGACAAACAGCAGGGTGCTTTATGCCGAGAGCTATAGCAGTATTAACAACCCCACCAAAAAACTTAACGACATCTTTTTTTTTCATAAAGCACTCCTCTTTAACCCCAATCAAAGGTAACAAAAGGTACATGGTAAAGCAAACACTTTTCACATCGTTATCAAGTAACATTAGTTACATGAAAACTGAAATGAATGACCGTATCCGTCTTCGCAGACTGCAGTTGGATCTCACTCAACTCCAATTGGCCAAAGCTATTGGGGTGAGTAGAGTGTCAGTTACAAAATGGGAGTCAGGAATAACTAAACCTGATGGAGAAAACCTCCATCGGCTTGCACAAACCCTTTCATGTACTCCTGAATGGATTCTCTACGGAACAGGGGATTTACGTCAGGCTGATGATACAAATCTCATGCCTGCCACAGTAGTGCCTACAGCTATACCTATTATTTCATCAGTTCAAGCTGGAGTATGGACTGACACATTTTCCGCAGTCGGTATTTCTGATGTGCTGAGATGGTGTAGCACCACCGTAAAAGTTTCTGATAGCGCATTTGCATTAGATGTTCGTGGGGAATCAATGACAAACCCCAATGGTTTACCCTCTATACCCGAAGGTTCGACTGTTATTGTTGAACCTAATTATGGTTCTATCGAAGACTTATACGGCAAGATAGTAGTCGTTATCATTGATGGTAGTTCCGAAACTACAATTAAAAAATTAGTTGTAGACGGCCCCAATAAATATTTGATGCCACTAAATCCGAACTTTAAACCAATTGAAATCAAAGGTAACTACCGTATTCTCGGTAAGGTAGTTCAAGTTACTCAAGACTTATAATCAATAACCCATCATTGATGGTATGGGCTATTCCACGCCCCGACATGTAACCAGAGGTACGGTCATATTGACAAAATTGGTACTTTTAGGTACACTCATACTATCACCATAATCACAGCAGTTGATGCGAACAGGTAAGGATAACCCACGAAGTAGCTGCCGGTGGCATACGAAACACCGGATGATTCGCAAGTTTAGGTTCAGTACGTTCTGGCAGCCGGGAAGACGGCACGGGGATATGTTATGAAGGCAACCAAAAAGCCAGTGGGTAAATTCCAGATCCAATATCGCGACTGTGGAATGTGGGCTAACGGAAATACTTACCCAACGCACAAAGAAGCTGATGATTACGCACGTAATACTGGGCGGGATTATCAAGTAGTTAAGGTGTAGTAGTAACAGAATTTCGAGTATCAATGAGGCGTGATTTAATTTCTTGAAGTTCTTCAATAGTGGCAGCAGCGGCTATCGGGATGTAATCAACGGTTTTCCTTTTGAGAAAAATCCCCACATTTTTATAAAACATGTCACCCATCGTCTCGATATAAAACAAGTCTTGAGCCTCGCTGTGCATTAGTACGTAAAAATCGCCCTTAATTTCCATAGAGGTTTCCATGATTGTATTTGAAGAAGTAAACGTTCTCTTTCTCGACAATAGTGATTTTCAAGCGGCGGATATCTCACTTGACTTGGAAACGCTGAACGACAATGCACAGCGCTCACTAATGGTTACTGACATAGTGATCCATGATGGAAAGGTCGTCAAGAACAGGCTAGGCGAAGTGAATCATTACACGGCGCAGCAGCCCAAACCTATAACGTAGCCACAGCGAGAAAATGTGGCGAGGCAAGACCAAAAACTGACCCGCTGGCCCGGCGTAATGGGCACCAAATTACAGATGTAAAAAAACCCACCGAAGTGGGCTTCTTTACCCCGGGTTACCGACCAAAGTTAACCGGGAAGCTAACGGGGACCAACCCGTTAACAGAGGCAAGACCAACGGCTTACGCCATCGACCTTAAAACCAGTATATCAGGAGTTGCTATGACAGCACCACTTCAACAAATTTCATTCACCGCGTACATCTATGCAAGAAAAAGATATGACGGTGACTATGAATACAATGTCTGTAGCTGTGACATGTCACAGTATTTATCAACTGAAGTGCTTATCGGCACCCATGAAGTCATCCTCAATATCCCTCAATTGAGCGACGCAGATATAGCAAGCATCAAGGTTGATTCACTACGCACCCAAAAAGAATTTATTACCGCGGAGTATCATCGGCAACAATCGCTGATTGATGAACAGATTCAGGAGTTGCTGTGTCTTGAACATACCGAACTCATAGCCCCTGATGAAATATTCGATTGGGAGGATGACCCTCTATAATCCGGTGCTACCAAAGACTTGGAGCCGTTAAAACCAACGAGGCAAGACAAATATGACCACATTTATTTGTTTATTCGAGCCGAGAAAAACGGCTCTAAAGAATGGGGCTATACCACTTGTTATCGCACTGGAAGCCAAAAATAAGAAAATGGCATCTGCGCTGGCTATCGGTAAATTATGGGAGGCTTACCCCGCAGTCGGTGATAATTTTTCTGATCCAAAAGTCTGTGAAGATTCCGTCGGCCAACCACGCCCCGTAGTCGGGGTGTTCGATGAGCAATTTGCACAGGATAATTCTTTTGATGGAAAAATATGGACACCAAATACCCCCCTTGATGATGGGATAGAGGGTGATACAAGGCCTGTCCGTTTTAACACACTTTCAATTGATGCCAAAGTTGGATCCGTTCTGCTATATGGCTTGCGTGACATTGATACCCATGAACTTTCGCTGGTGTATGACCTGATCCATGATGATGAGGGTGAACCGGGGTTACGTTCAATTATCACTGCCCTTTCCGGTATTCCCTCTGTAGGGCCGATGTCCCCGCAAACAATCAAAAACCTGATCGATGTCATTAACGATAAATTCCCCAAAATTCCCCAGTTCCCTGAGGTGCGAAAATTCGCTCAAAAGTGGATTGATGAACCAAATCAAAATGATGCCCTGAATGGTATAAAACACATAAATTCACCACCCCCAGACCTAACAGTTAAGCGCAATTTTGAACACACGTATAAAACCCTCGACCTTGAAGTTGCTCTTGCCTTGATACCCGGTGATTTTGACTGCTGGGATATCCACTCGGCAGAGATGAAACAGGCAAAAAAGCTGATGGATAGCGGCAATGATGCATGGCGCAAATGGTCAACTGGATTGCGTGTTCGCAGTGACGCATTATCAATTCCACGTGAGGTCATCTTCGAAATGATCAGAGTGGGGAAAGAGAAGCCCATTTTCCTGAGCGACAGCACCGCCAGAAAAGAATTTATTTCACAGTGTCTGGCCGTTAAATGTCCTCACACCGAGGTCGGCCATGACACAAAACTGGCTCTTGTTGCCAATCCTAGGCCAGAAACTGAAACAAACCCGCCACTTGTTGCACAAGAGCCTATAACTGAAAACGCCACTCAGCAGGCTAAAGAGACGCTGGAACAGTTGAGTTACAGCGTTTATGCCTCAGATGAGGATAAGCCGACAGAGGTTATTGAGGCGGTTGCTGCTATCGTAGAAATTACGGCTGACGAGTGTCAGCAACGGGCCGTCATCATTGAGGAGGATATCTCAGCACAGCCACAAGATGTGCAGGACAACATGAACCTTTGGCGCTCAGTGCAAAGAACCGATGAGCGCTTCACTAAGGCATTCTCCAATAACGGTGGTGGCACGTCGATCAACGGCACCTATATGGTTATGCAAGCAACAAAGTTGCTTGGGCCTCAGGGTATCAACTGGCGGGTTGAAATTTTAGAAGAGCGCTTTGATAACGGCGCACCGATCATGCGATCAGTTAAAGGTACTAATGGGGATTATATAAAAGAAGTCATCCCCAATGGCTCTGGTGGCTATCTGACCGAGATCAATCATGTCATTAAAATACGCTTAATTTATACCCTGGGTGGTGAGCGTGGCGAAATCCCTGCTTATGGCTGCACCCCATATATCTACAACAGCAAAAATGGCCTCATCTGTGATAGCGAAGTCACCAAAAAATCGCTAACGGATGCCACTAAAAAGGCGCTGTCACAACTTGGTTTCTCTGCTGATGTATTCCTCGGCCTTTTTGATGATCTCGGATACCGCAAAGATAACGCCGCTGAATTCGCCATCAAGAACGCCACCGATGAAGCCGGTGACACTATTCGCTTACGAAAAGAGCTCGATGAAAAACTAACAAAACTCAGCAACACAATATCAAACGCAGTAACACCCAACGAAGCGAAAAAAATCTACGCCACCGTTGCGCGTGAAATTAAAGTGCATCAAAAAAATGCCGAGGCAAATGCTGATCACGAGCACGCCAACTACCTCAAATCCCGCCTGCTTGCGTTACACCGCCTCACTGAAAAGCGGGTTAACCGGGAAAAAACTTTCCTTTCTCGCGTTTATCGCTGGGGATATGAACGCGGAATGGTGAAAGGCAATCCATGCAGAGGGGTCAAGCAATTTACGGAGAAAGCCAGAGACCGCTATATTACAGATGAGGAATACGACGCAGTGTATCAAGTCGCACCTGATGTTGTCCGAGTTGCAATGGAAATAGCCTATCTGTGTCTCGCCCGGCAAGCGGATGTCCTTGCTTTGCGTCGTGATCAGCTCAGAGAACCCGGGATCTATATCAAACAGGGTAAGACGGCAGCCAGGCAGATTAAAGCATGGTCTGAACGGTTACGTGATGCCATAACACTGGCTGAGTCCCTTCCCCTGAAGTCAGGTATAAGTAGTGTGTATATCATCCATCAACGTACAGGTTTACGGTATACGCGTGATGGATTTAATAGTAAATGGCGCAAAGCCAGGGAAGTCGCAAAAAAAAACATATCCAGAGTTGGATTTTAATTTCACCTTCCATGACCTGAAGGCTAAAGGTGTTTCTGATCTTGAAGGGACACTCAGTGAAAAACAGGCAATTTCAGGGCATAAAAACATGGGGCAAACGGCACGATATGATCGGAAAATAAAAATTGTGCCGGTAGTCGGTAATCAAAAAAAGTGAATTTTTATTCACCCTCCACAAAACATGTTAGGAATGATGTTAGGAACAACTCAGGAATGGGATTTTAATCACAAAAAAACCGCCTCTCGGCGGTTAACGACATACTCGTACTACTTTGTTTTACTTAGAATATTTTCCATGGTGCCCGGGGCGGGACTTGAACCCGCACAGCCATAAGCCGAGGGATTTTAAATCCCTTGTGTCTACCGATTTCACCACCCGGGCTCTGGAAAACTGGAGGCGCGTCCCGGAGTCGAACCGAGGTAGACGGATTTGCAATCCGTAGCATGGCCACTCTGCCAACGCGCCTTATTCTTCTTTGCCTTTACAGCTAAGGTTCGCTAATGCCAACCTATTAATTTGGAGCGGGAAACGAGACTCGAACTCGCGACCCCGACCTTGGCAAGGTCGTGCTCTACCAACTGAGCTATTCCCGCAATATCAGAACCTACTGATTCTTTTGCTATCTTTCGACATTTCGTTGCTGCCGTCTGATGCGATGCATTCTACTTACCTGACGCAATGAGTCAATAAAATTATCTGAATTATTCGTTCGTTTGCTGCTTTTTACGGCGCTTCGATCAAGGTTCGAGCAAATCACTCCAGGCCGCGTTCAAATATTGGAACATTGACCAGAATGTCAGTACAGCTGCAATATAAAGTAAAACGAAGCTAGCAAGTTCAACATTGTGGTCAGGACGCCAAAGCAACCCAACAAGTGACCCCATTTGCGCCATCGTCTTTACTTTACCGACCCATGAAACCGCAACGCTGCTGCGTTTACCAATTTCTGCCATCCATTCTCTAAGAGACGAAATGATAATTTCCCGGGCGATCATCGTTGCTGCCGGTAATGTAATCCACCAGGAGTGGTAATGTTCAGCAACCAGTACTAATGCAACGGCTACCATAACTTTATCCGCTACAGGATCAAGGAAAGCACCAAAACGGGTTGTCTGTTTCCAACGTCGAGCTAAAAAGCCATCAAACCAATCGGTTGCCGCAGCAAACACAAATATGATGGCGCAAACCATCGGAGCCCAGACGAACGGCAAATAAAACGCCAGAACGAAAAATGGGATGAGCACAACACGGAACAAGGTAAGCCAAGTCGGTATATTCAATTGCATAATGCTACGATAACTATCTGGCTGGTGTGGACATTATGAGTATGGTGCAACATTAGCTTCAGTGTTTCAATGCATTGTGGATTTTTTCTGCCAATGCTTGTGAAATACCCGGCACTTTTGCAATTTCCTCGACGCTTGCGTTAAACAAAGGTTGTAGTCCCCCCATATATCTCAACAAAACTTGCCGTCGTTTGGGGCCAACACCTTCTATCATTTCTAACGCACTGGTATTTTTTACTTTAGATCGCCGCTGCCGGTGCCCGGTTATTGCATGATTATGAGAATCATCACGAATATGCTGGATCAAATGTAATGCTGGTGAATCTGGGGGCAAAGAAAAACCCTCACCTTCTGATGCCAAGAATAATGTTTCCAGGCCCGCTTTGCGATCACTACCTTTAGCAACACCGACTAGCAACGGTTTTTGCTTATCCCACGGAACATTCAACGAGGCAAAAACATCAAAGGCCTGTGACAACTGCCCCTTCCCACCGTCAATAAATATGACATCAGGAATTTTTTGATCATCTAATGCTTTCCCATATCGACGTTTTAGTACTTGAGCCATCGCCGCATAATCATCACCCGGCGTGATGCCACTAATATTGTAGCGCCGATATTCAGATCGTACAGGACCATTCGCATCAAATACTACACAAGAGGCTACGGTTTGTTCCCCCATCGTATGGCTGATATCAAAACATTCCATACGATTAATTTCATCAAGCTTAAGGATCTTGGCTAATTCCTTCATGCGTTGATGAATAGTCGATTGCTGAGATAAGCGGGTTATCAATGCGGTTGAAGCATTGGTACGTGCTAACTTGAGGTAACGTGCGCGATCTCCTCGAGGGCGGCTTTGTATCTGAATTTTTCGCCCAGCCAGTTCAGAAAGAGAAGATGCCAACAGATCTTTTTCTGTGAGGGTAAAATCCAGTAAAATTTCACCAGGCAATGTACGCCCTTGGCTTCCTTGTAAGTAAAACTGCCCAACAAAAGTCTGAACGACTTCGCTCAACTCAGTACCAGTGGGAACTTTAGGGAAATAACTCCGACTACCTAATACTTTCCCTAATCTGATAAACAGTACATGAACACAAGCAAGCCCCGCATCAAATGCCACACCGATAACATCAAGATCTTCACTGTCACCAGAAACAAACTGTTGTTCAGTTACTCGACGCACAGCTTGGATTTGATCGCGAATACGTGCTGCATCTTCAAAATGCAGTTGCTGGCTAGCCTCCTCCATACGGGTGATTAACTGCGTCAAGACTTGCTGATCTTTACCTGAGAGGAACAAACGAACGTAATCAACTTGGCGCTGATACTCTTTTTCACTTACCAACCCCTTCACGCAAGGCCCGGAACAACGCCCAATCTGATATTGTAGGCAAGGCCGTGAGCGATTGCGGTAAACACTATTCTCACATTGCCTCACTGGAAAAAGCTTCTGTAATAATGCCAACGTTTCACGCACCGCATGAGAGTTTGGAAACGGCCCAAAATACTCCCCTTTCTCATGTTTTGCGCCACGGTGTACAGCAAGGCGCGGATGCTCGTCCGCACTCAAGAAAATAAGCGGATATGACTTATCATCACGTAGCAACACATTGTAACGTGGCTGATAAAGCTTGATGTAATTGTGCTCAAGCAACAGTGCTTCCGTTTCAGTATGCGTAACGGTGACATCAATATGAGCAATATTCTTAACTAACGTTTCAGTTTTGCGGCTGGCGACCTGAGCACGAAAATAGCTCGTCAGACGCTTTTTGAGATCTTTTGCTTTACCGACATAAATAACTGTCCCTGCCGCATCGTACATCCGATAAACACCAGGCTGACTGGTGACAGTTTTCAAAAATTCTTTAGAATCAAAAAGATCAGTCACTATTTGATAACGTCTCCGCGTTAAATAAACCGTGGCGAATAGCCAGATGGGTTAATTCAACGTCACCACTAATATTGAGTTTGCTGAACATACGGTAGCGATAACTATTAACCGTTTTTGGACTCAGATGAAGCTGTTCTGATATCTCATTCACCTTTTGGCCTTTCGTTATCATTATCATAATTTGCAACTCACGCTCCGACAAACAACTAAAAGGTGTTTCTGTTGGAGGCTCAAGCTGGCTCAGTGCCATTTGTTGTGCAATATCAGAAGCTATGTAACGTTGCCCAGCATGTACCATGCGGATAGCAGTTATGACATCCTGCGGAGCAGCTCCTTTACTGAGATACCCCCCTGCCCCCGCTTGCATGACTTTTGCCGGTAATGGATTCTCCGTATGAATGGTTAGCATTATAACTTTAGTATCCGGCGAAAAACGTAAAATTTTACGTGTTGCTTCCAACCCGCCGATACCGGGCATATTCATATCCATCAGGACGATGTCTACAACATGGCTACGGCACCATTTTACCGCATCTTCACCACACTGCATCTCACCCGCGACTTTGATACCTTTGATGTCGTCAAGAATGCGTCGTATCCCTGCGCGCACCAATTCGTGGTCATCAACAAGAAGAACGCTGATCAAAGAAATTTCTCCAGAAATAAAGGGAGTAGACTAACCATGCTTTGTTTACCGTAATGATATTACTTGTTTTCGACCAAAGAATGAATACAGAATAATTGCAAAATCATATCTATATTGTTTGACAGATATTATTTTTATCATTGTTTTAGTTATGTACATAAAATCTCAAACATATTGAGTTTACAACACGATAAAAAAGAAACGTATTTTTAAGATACTTCTTGGTTTACATCTTCATACATTCAAAAAACTAATTATTAGCATTAGATAAGTTAGTTCTTATGAAGAAAAACACAATTCATTGATATAAATAGAGATTAAAAAATCAAGCCAATCCATAAGCATAGGAACTATTCCTATATTTTTTATTGACTGTTTGTATTTTATTCACTCGGAGTGTGCACTAATTTTGATACAAATTATTTAATTCCTAAAAAAAACATATGCTTTATGCGAATATTCGCTTAATTAGGAAAATACTTAGATGATGAATGTCTCGATTTCCTTCCAGCCCTCTTTTTTTACAACGTGTCTCATCATTCTATGATATAATCTTTTAACTGTTTAATAATGCCACAAATGTTCACTACCGACTCTACCCTCAGGAGAGAAAATGAGTAATCCAGACTTTACGACTTCTGCTGACCCAACAATCTTAGCCAATGAAGTCGCATGTTTGAAAGCAACTCTGACCCTGTTACTGAAAGCAATCGGTCAAGCCGATGCTGGGAAAGTAATCTTAAATATCGAGCGTTCTATTGCCGGTATAGAAGACGCTGCTCAAGCTGAAGTCTTCACAAATACACTTGCTCAAATCAAGAACGGCTACCGCCAATAGCTATCCAGGGCCAACATAGTGGCCCCTTCACCTATTCGGGCTACCAATTGACATAATAGTAGAGCTTCACTGTTTGCCATTGAAATATTATGTATAAGCAGCTTATCCCCTGATAATCAAAGAACACGATGGGATTGTTACTTAATGTATTGATTGGTAAAAGAATGGTGCTGATGGTCACACTACTGTCGAAAACTCGTCACTATTATATTGCTGACTTAATACTACTTTTCCTACTTTTGCCCTTATCACTCACTGTATTGTGGGTACTGAACGTAGTATTGGTGCTTGGCGTATAACAATTAAATTCGGTTTGTGGGCCACAATTCCTTATTTTGTCTATCTGGTATCACTTTACTTTTTTATTGGGTATATACGTTTATCACTAGCCTTGGCTTCTGCTGTTTTATGTTGGGTTATTGCCGCATGGATATTGATATCAGTCTGGAGCCAGTGAGGAGTTGCACCAAAGGCACATATCAAGTCAACGTAATAGTAACAAGATCAGTGCATGAACAGCCAACATCGCGACTGCGAAGGTTAAATTAATATTATTTATAGCTCTTGATCTTTTTTCAGCAGATATCGCCTCGGTCACCTGAATCTTCCTAATTTTATAAACCCAATAGCCACCAAGAATGACAAAAAAAAGAGCCAAGGCAACGGCTAGCAATGGATAGCCCCACACGAGATACTCACCTAATCCTGCAATCGCGAACCATAGAACGACGAATACCATGATTGACCACCTAAATTTTAATAGTTTGTAGCTTAACACATACCTTAAAAACGATTAAGTAACATCAAAAAAATATTGGTGAGATGATCAATCACTGGCCTTCCTAAAAAACAGACTTTATTGCCCTCTAAGAATGGACCCTATACTAAACTTGGTGCTGGTCAGATTGTTACATTAAAATACAGCATGATTTATCATGATGACGTGTAAGGCTAAAACACATGGTTCATTAACCGCGTCAGGGACTCAATTTTTTATCGTTGATGAGTTTTTGTAGCTGATGAAAAAAACAGCCGTACAGTGCACTAATACGGCTGTTATGGTTATATAGAAAGTATTTTATTAAAAACGATAGCCAATGCCTAAAGCCCATGTCCCGATGTTGGCATTTTTAAGTTTTGTGTACTCGTATGAAGCATCAATGGCAATATTGTTAAGTGGATTAAATTGCATCCCAACACCATATGCCAAAGACTCTTGCTCCTCTTTTTTACCGTATCCTAATACAGATGCTTTCGCTTTCCCATGCCCGACGCCCAATAATGCATACATGCTGAACAACTCATTAAAATGTACGCTTGGCCCAACCATCAGTGAATAATAATCAAAGGATGCATCCCCAACTTTGACATTATTATTATCTAGATAGTCATAATTTAAATTCGTGTAAGTAAAAGAACCTATCGTACCGAACATCTCACTCAGTTTATGGTGATATTTAACATTAATCCCTTGAGGATCATCGTTTAATCTAATGTCTTTTCGATTTCCATCACCGAGCCTTACATCCCCTTGAGCATACCCCAATGAGATGGTGCGATCCCCTGCTGCATAGGCCGCGGAACTGCTTAATAAGGTTGCAGTTATAAATGCAGCCAATGTGATTTTATTCTTCATTAAATTTCCATCCTTAAATAATTATCTTTGATTATGGTATCGTCGCATTGGTCACTAATATTCGATCAGTAGTCCATCACAAAACATAATTTCATGTGTCATAGAAAATACTCACGAAAATAATATACTGAGAATGGAATAGGTTCAAATTAAGCAGAGTAAAAACAAAAGAAAACGTTTGATTTCGAAATAATAAACATTACAACAAATAAGAATTAGTTATTAAAAAACAAAAAAATAGGCGCATATCAAATCGAGAGGATAATAATAAAAAGTTAATTATTCACGGCTATTCTCTCTGCTATCTTGGATATGTATAGGGTATTACCATTAACCAAATCACTAAGCCTCTTATCATTTTATGCATGGCGTGACAATGGACAACAATAGAGATAAGGAATAAGAAATGAAAGTAACTATGTCTGAGGATAAGAGCTCCGTCAGAAATATCTATTACCACTCATGATAAATGAACATATTGAAACCAGTTTAGGCGATGGCACGAATATGACAAAAGGAATGATTAAATAATGAGGAGGTATAATATAACTCATTGATTTAGTTGGTGGGTCGTGCAGGGTTCGAACCTGCGACCAATTGATTAAGAGTCAACTGCTCTACCAACTGAGCTAACGACCCAACGAAAATAATTATTCTCCTGTTAACCCCGCCTGTCAAACATTTCATTGAGTGTTTGTCTTTATACCACTCTATACCCACGAGAGAAGATTAATTATTCATACGGTACTTACGATTATTGTTAGTTATGTTGTAAGTATCCCAGCTTTAGTTCCACACACTTTTTGAGATTTCCGGTTTCTCAGCCATCAGCCGGTATTCTTCCGGCGTCAGGTTATTCAGGGATTCATGAGGTCGTTCGCTGTTATATTCAGCCAGCCAACGCTCTGTGATTTCCCGTGCTTCATTCAGGGTTCTGAACAGATAAAAATCCAGTATTTCTGTCCGGTACGTCCTGTTAAAACGTTCGATAAACGCGTTCTGTGTTGGCTTACCTGGCTTGATAAATTCCAGCATCACACCATGGTCTTCAGCCCATTGCGCCAGCGCCAGTGATATCAGTTCCGGCCCATTGTCCATCCGCATCTTCAGCGGATATCCACGGTTTGCTACTATCCTGTCCAGCACCCGGACGACACGCTGCGCTGGGATATTTAGGTCAATTTCTATCGCCAGAGCTTCACGGTTAAAATCATCGACAACATTGAAAGTCCGAAAACGTCGGCCACATGTCAGCGCGTCGTGCATAAAATCAATCGACCAACTTTGGTTGAGTGCTTCCGGCGTTGCCAGCGGAGCCGGATTGCGCACCGGCAGGCGTTGTTTACCCTTACGACGAAAATTCAGTTTGAGAAGACAGTAAATCCGGTGGACACGCTTGTGGTTCCAGACGTGCCCCTGCCTGCGAAGTACCTGAAAAAGCTTCTTAAAACCGTAGCGGGGATAGCGCTCAGCGACCTCGGTCAGCCTCTGGATCACCGCTTCATCACGTCGCGTATCCGGTTGATAACGAAACACCGTCCTGCTTAGCGATAACGTCCTGCATGCCTGGCGTATGCTCATCGTAAATTGCGTGGTCAGATAGTTGACGAGCTCACGCTTTATCGCTGGTTTTAAAGCTTTTTTTCGATGACGTCTTTCAGTGCCCGGCATTCCAGACTCAGATCGGCAAACATCTGCTTCAGACGACGATTCTCGTCTTCAAGATCTTTGATCTTTTTTATATCAGCGGCTTCCATCCCGCCATATTTCGCCTTCCAGTTGTAATAGCTGGCTTCAGAAATAGCAGCCTCACGACACACATCTTTGACGGTTCGACCAGCTTCTACAGATTTCAGAACGGCAATGATCTGGTGCTCGGTGAATCGGATCTTACGCATAGCGATCTCCTCAGGTGACATAATCAGTATGTCGGAAGATCTCTAAAAATGAATGGGTCGTTTTGGTGGGATACTTACA